TTTTCCGTCATTGTATTCCTCTTCACTTATGTCTTGATAAGGTGCCTGTTTGTAGGTGTGCTCAAAGTAAGGTAACATGGCAATGCCTGTCATCTTGTCGAAGTGCTCGTACACCATGCCACCAAAGATAGGCCACTCTTCTTCCCTGATGTTTACCGTCACACTAGGCTTGTGCTCACACCAGTTCTCCTGCATGACAAGCCAGTCATCAAGGTGTTGAATAGCAGAGATCTTGTCTCGTGTTACAGAACCCTCTGGTGCTTTCATGTAGAAAGAAAAGACCGTGGTAGATTTAGGGTTCATCAAGTCTGCCTCTGCTGGAACCCCTGATGCTTTGAGAAACTCAGTTAGAGGATCTTTGTTGTCTCCTCGTACTGTCCGAACGTAGTGACTGTTGTGACGAGGATGCAAGCCTGAAGCAGAGTCAACCAACTGAGAGACAGTGCCGCTAGGCTTGACACAGGTGACTGCTACAGACTGATTGATATCAAAGATCTCAGCATACACTTTGTTCTGTGCTACAGCATAGTCTCGAAGCTCTTTCAGGACTTGTCCGTTGAGCGCAAGTTCCGGGTTGTCATAGATGCCGGTAAGACTAACCCCGAGGAGCCGTTCTTCTTCACAGTTCTTTTGCCAGATGCGTCTAAGATATTTGAAGTCTGTCCATCGACTTTGGACTGTTCCAAGGAACACTGCGATGTTGACTTTTCGTCTAAGGTCTTCAACTGTGTCAGTGCGTCGTACCACCACTTCAGTAAGGTTGCAGAATTGGTGGGGCCGGAGAATGATTTCAGAGCAAGGATTTGTGCCAAAATCAATGCCCTCAAACTCTCTTCGTCCATTCCGCTTAACTTGTTCAACCACTGCTTGGCGGTTAAAGATGCCACGTTCTCCTGACTTGGAGTCATAGATGGCTTTGAACTCTCGCATGAATTGTCCGGGGTTTGGTTTGTCATTGTACACCGCGCTGTTGTTTGCTAAGGCACGATGAGGGTGGGACTCCCACCAATTACCAGACTTAGCTCGTGCCATTTCATAGTCATCTAGGTCTGAGAGGCTGATAAGTGCAGACCGTCGAACACCACCGACCACAACAACCTCTCCGATTTTGCAAAGGAGATCGTGACATTCAATTGGTTTGAGCTTTCGACCTGCAGCATTACGGAACATGTCTGTTGCAAAGTTGAAGAGTGCTTCGAGGGGTTCAGGACCACTTGCTCGCCCTCCGAAAGTTTTGAGGCGACTTCCTGCGGGTCTAACATTAGATACATCCCACTTAGGCATCTGTCCAGAGACAAGAAGGGACAGGAGCTCTCTAAAGGCCCGTGCCCATCCACTTTTACTGTCTTTAACAACAATGACTGTATCAGATACCTCAAAGTGCTCGTTAACGACAGGGAGCTTGTCCACATTCTTTTTCTCCACACTAAAGCCTACACCTGTACCACACATCAGGATGTACATAGCCTCATCAAATGTGCGAAGGCTGTCTACAGGAATGTAGGCACAGTTGTATCCTGCTACATTACACCGTGCAAGAGCAGGGCCTGCGGTCATGAGGGCTCGCATGGAGGGCATGACTTCAAGATTTGTAATGGCAGCAGGGACAGCTTCCAGAACATCATCCAGTTCTGTACGATGCTGGGGAGTGATAAAGTCCTGTACTTGTTCTTCAATGTAAGAGTAGAAACGATCAACAACTTCTTCCCACGTCTCTCGTCTGTTCTCCTCTTCAATCCACCGAGAGTATCGGCTTGTAGCAATTAGTCGTTGGTAGTTATCCATAGTCTCTTGGCCCTCGTCCTTCTAAAATATTAATCAACATCTCGCAATAGTGTTTTGCTTTGTAGACATCTTCTACGCCATTCTTTTCCTTGTAACGGGAGGCATACTTGATAACGTTTCCAGCACACCACTCTGGTCCAGCTACCTGAACAATGAAGTCAATAGGTTGTACTTCATATTGTTCGTAGTGCTTTTGTCTGGTCACATTTACCAAGAGTCGTCCTCCTCGTCAACAGTAAATTCAAAACAAACCTCATCAACAAGATCTGCATATCGTTCTAGGATAAGATCCTCTGCCCACCCTAGGACCTGATCCATAGATGGGCTTAGAAAATCTATGAGCTCTGCTGGTGTAAAGTATTGTTTTACTTTTTCATAAAACTCATCCATAGGCTTCCTTAATCCTTCTCATTGATACCCACTCAATATCAAAGTCTCCGTTCTCTACACCATAGAGTACCAGTACTCCGGGCCTCCACAAGTAGGAAGACGTAGATGCAAAGTCAGGTGTGTAGTCTTGGTAGACGCCACAGAAGATGGAATGGAACCGACGACCTTCGATGTTTGCTTTGGTAGCGTACTCAAAGGTGTGGGTATGGCCCATTATGCAGCTTGCATTTTGTGCCTGTAGGAGAGCACGAGCAGACGATACTGGTCGTCCCATGACTCCCGAGACAAAGTAGTGGGCGTAGTTAACCCCATCCACATTAACAACCTCGTTAAAGGGATACTCTTCCCAGCCATACTCTTTACTTTGGAGGTCATTAAGGCCAATGGTGCCCTCAAGAAGCTCTGGCTCTCTTTCGATAGCTCGGACGATTCGATTCTCATGATTGCCCAAGCAGCGAATGAACCTAGGTAGCTTCTTCTTTCGCTGTCTGAGAGGTGTAATAAGCCTGTCCTGAGCCTCGACGCCTGCGCTAATATCAGCTTGATATCGGCGTCCGTGGAAGCCTCTAGTGCCTTTATCGTATGAACAAAGACTAGCCATATCGAACCAGTCTCCAATATCGACGACAACATCGGGCTTGAGATCGCAGATGAGTCTGGAGAGATAGGTGTATCGTTCATTGTGGTGGTCCGGGCTGGCATGAGAATCAGGAATAACTAAGTGTATCTTACTCCTCATCTTTCTCCGTCTCCTCTGGCTCTTTGTTTGCTTCTGGTCCTTCCTCTACACGAGAGGCAATACCGTAAACAGTGTGAGCATCATACTCAAACCCAATCTGGTACATGAGCTTGGCACAGTGCTGGAGGTCTGATGCAAGTTTAAGATGGATCTTGTTTTTAATCATGGCTATGTTAAGTCCTTTGTTTTAAAGTCGTTCTCTCCGTACCACAAGTACCCATACTTTTCTGCCCACTCTGCGTGGGTCATCTTTAGTCCGGGAACTTTGTTATGTGGCTTTTGGAAGATAAACCTAATGTCTTTCTCTGGATATTGTTTCTTGATTGCGGCCATCTTTACTCGTGACTGTCTATCAAGAACACCTTTCACCTCTAAAATAATTCCGTTGTCTAACTCGAAATCGGGAGTGTACACCTTCTCAAGTATGTAAGGAAAAGAAATACTTTCATAAGTAAACCTCATTTTAAGGTTTCTTAGTCGTTTAGCAATCCTGCCTTCCAACTGAGATCTGTACTTTGTCCCTGCCTTGGCGTGGTTTCTAATTGCTAATCTCCGGTATTGGTGTTGAATTAATATCTACAACACGATGGGAAGGGACAAGAAACTCTGGGGTCTCTGCTCCGTGAGACATAATAGCAATAAAGGGTCCCATTGATACAAGGATGCCCTTCATTTCTTTTGTCTCTACTTCATCATACTTAGTTGTAAATCTAATGGTGTGGTACTGAACAAACTCAATCCCGGAATTGAAGCTTGATTTAGTTGGAAACTCAAAGATGTTATCATCATCATCGTCATCCATTATTACATATCCACTTCTGGAACTTTAGGGGTTCGAGCAACTTCAGTTAGAAAGACAGGGCCATAGGAGTAAACAAACTTCCTAAGACCATTGCCATCATTACTATCACTCCAACACACTTGTTTACGAGAGCAATAAGAACAATTGACACCCAGTTTCATGTTTCCACTCTTACCATCTGGTACGGGTTCGTAGGGACGATCTGGTGGTGAATCTGACTGTAGGTTCTTTTTGTGGTTCTCAATCTTTTTGTGAGGAAAGTTCATCTTCATATAGTCAGAGGATCTCTTGAGTAAAGCAAGCTCTCCTGACTCTTTGTTCATTGCAAGAAAGGCACCGTCAATATCTCCAAGAGCGGCGGAGTACCCTGATAGTTGAAGATCGTATCCAAAAGGATCATCCTCTGCCAAGGTACCTTCTTTGAACTTTTTGAAGGCAAACTTAGACGCACTTTTAACATCAACAAGATTGCCGTCAATGATTGCGTCAATGTGGCCGACCACTCCGTCCAGCTCAACAGTTTTTTGTTGGTCTGTAACTTTGTGACCGGCCTCTCTGGCAAGAAAGAGGACAAGCTCTTCAATAAGATCCCCGTACAAGAACTTGAGCCTTGTGTGGGGTAGAAGCTTCTCACCCTCTTCCTCTTCTGTCAGATCGTAATATACCTGTCTAGAACATTTACCAATAGAAGACATACGAAGGAATGGAGAACGTTCTCCCTCAGACAGGCGATCCTTAAGGAGAGTTTTGAGATTGTCACAGAAAATATCTATGTTCTCTTCGCTCACCTCTTGAGGTGTCTCAAGTCTTTTGTAGATGTCTTCTATCAGATTGTCTATCATTATATTTTACTTTCTGTACAGTTGGTACACCCTGTAAGGCCAGATAAAAAACTCTTGGAAAATACTATAAGAGCTTTCAAATGGCCTCTCATGGTTTTGGATTAAGAAGTTCAGAAGGGCACCGCCTGTCCAAACTCCTATGAGAAACGAAATCACCAGTCACTATCTCCTTGCGCTTCTTGTGGAATGGCTCCGGTCTTAGCTTTGAAACTAAACCCTTCACCATCGCTATATGAAACGTGGTCAGTGATCTTCATGGCAAGAACAATTGGCTTGAACTTACCACGATTTTTGCCTCGTTTCATCTCTACCATGAGTAATTTTACTTCCGCCTTAGAACCATTGCCAATCAGGCGGTCTTGGGGCCAAGCATCTCCGTACTCATCATAGATATCTACTGGTGCTGCAGGAGACCCATCAGGCTTCTCTGAGTTCCGACGATACTTGAAGAATGTCTCTCCATTATCGTTGGTCTTGAAGTAGTCTCCTACATTGTTTTTCATGAGCATTTTTTGTTGGTCTTTGTCTACAACAATATCAACCGTCCATTCGTGACCGTCTTCATTGTAGTTCAACCGAGGTGCTCCAAGAAGCTTGCACCAATTTACTGTTACATCTTTGAGGATCATCTTTCATCGACTCCTTAGTTACTGAACATATTAGTATTATAACACACGATCAAAACAATGTCAATGGGTTTCTGCCCAATTTCTTCCGATCTTGTATTCACCTTCAATTTTAATGTTAAGGTTCAACACCTTACCTGCTTGTGTCATTGCTCTACATGCTAAATCTCCTACTCTTTCTGCGTGGGTAGGAGCAACATCAAACTGCCACTCGTCGTGTATATCACCAACTTTTAGACAGTCAAGCCCTTCTTTTCGTATCCTGTCAGACAACAGGATAGCAGCTTGTTTCATGATGAGTGCTCCACAACTCTGGAACTTGTAGTTTAGGGCAGCGTGAGGACTTGGGCAGGAGACAAAACCTCCGTCGACCGTCTGAAGTCGTCCACCATTTTTTTCGTACTCTTGTCCGATGCTTTGGACGAGACTCTCAAACCCGGGAATGTTAGTGTCAATTGCAGACCTAACTTTTTCACCCAAGGATCTGTTGCCTCCCAGCATTGACCCAAGCTTTTTATCGGAAGCTCCGTAAAGTCTTGCATAGAAAAGGTTCTTAGTTGACGATCTTGAAACCTCAAAACCAACTGCTCGACTAATAGCGTTTGCGTTTTCAGTGTGGGGGTCTCCGAGCATGAAGGTCTTGGCTTCCTCCGAACCCAGATAATGTATAAAGACCCTCCCTTCAAGTCCACTAGCATCTGCTCCAACCAGAACTCTCTCAGGTCTGGCAACCCATAGACTTCGTGATTCGACACCAAACCTTGCGTAAACCGATGGTATGTTTGCAGTGTTAGGTGCGCTATGTGTACATCTCCTGCTCCCTGCACCGCACGATGAGACGCTGCCATGAATACAACTATCCTCCTGTAGTTCGTTGAGCCAAGTCCTGATCATGTTGGCCCTGCCATTGTAGACAAGCCAATCAGCAATCAACCCTACATATTTGTTACCCGAAGATGTGGCAAACTCCACCACGGACTCTTCATCAACTGCCCAGTTTTTTCCTGACTTGGTTTTCTTTTTAGGTTTCCATCCAAGATCGAGCAGTCGTTCGAGTCTTTGAACGGGACTTCCAATGTTAAACTCTTGGAGAGTGAAGGTCCTGTATCTGGTTTTGTCTTTGTTAAAGACGATCTTGGGACTTTCTTCACAGTGCCGTAGATACGAAGCAAAGGGTTCTCCATTAGCTTTTTCTCTGTAGGCGTATTCTCCTTTGAGAACCTCCGTGGGCTTGAAGAAGCTTCT